TCGGGTCGTTGCGTCTTGATCGCAATATGTTTTCTGCGGTCTTCCTTTGAGAAGAAGCCTTTAGTTTCAACACATATCCCGTTGTTAAGGATGAAATCAGGCTTATAAGTGCAACTGATTTGGTAGTCAACATTGAGTGTTTCATAACTAAATTGAACTTTTTCTGCTTGTAATGTAGCTGCTATACCAGCTTCAAACTTGCTTTTAAAATTCGTCTGCTCCAACTGTTTCAAACCCTGCTGTCGCTTTGGGTTTTTCTTCTTGGACTGCCTCTTCTGTTTCAAAGCCATAGCCTTGTGCGGTTTTGTTGTATTCGACATGGTTGTGGATGATGACAGCTTCTGGTTGGATCTTTATACCAACACCAAAGCTAGGATTTTCCCAACCACTGCAACGCATATTGACCTGACCTGTTGTACCAGGACCACACTTATTAACCTTCTCCTTCTGATCTTCTGACATAGGAGAACCATCAGCATTAAACAAAACAGGTGGTCTTTGTTTCCACTGTGTACCATCTGCCCTGACCCCTCCACCTTTCATCTTGGTCTTTACTTTGAAGTATGGTTGCCCATCTACTTCTGTAAACTCCCAAGGTAAAGGAGCAAGCTTAAATTTCTTGTTAGGATTAGCCATCTTTAATTGACCTTTCCATCTTTCTAAAAGACCAGATAACTGTTCTTCAGTTTCTTGTGCTTTTTCTGGGTCAATAAGACATTCAACTTGCCAGATGCCAGAAGCATCAAACTTAGTGTCGGGTTCTACTAACCAAGCAAATTGAAATAGACACACTGGTGTCGTGATGTTGAGAATTTCTGATTTAATCATTTGGAAATTTCGGTTATGAGTTCTTTTAAGATCGTCCATGTTGGACGTATTTCTGATATTACCGTACATTTTTTTTCTGTCATCCCTTTGTCAGCTAAATACATAAGGTGCAAGTAAAACTTCACAGATATTAAAGTCACCTGGATCTGGTGGTGTCGGTAGTTTTCGTGGTCTGCCCAACTGTTGTACCGCCTGATCGTATAGATCATCTAATACATTGGATGTATACATTTCGACAAAGGATTCTTTTACATAGGAAATAAATTTTTCTATATCAGCAGCAGTAGAGCCAAAGCAATCATGGATAGTTGTGAAGTTTTTTAGCCCTTTACTATGACTTTTCTCAAGTGCTAAATGTACATTAGCTGCATCTAAACTATGTACAAAGTTAGCAGCAAAACTGCGTGTAGATTTTTTTGTATCTACATCTTCCACCTCATCATTAAGTGACAAGTACACAGTACTGGTCCCTATTTTACTGCGTATTTGTTTACTGTTATAAGTGTAATAATTTTGATAAACATAAAACTTAGAAGGTGTATTCCACTTTATTATTTTACGTTCATTACCAAAACATCTTGCCACATC